AGCAGTCCAGGCACTCACGGCGATACTTCCGGAAGACGGAGAAAAGTTACCCGACGAGGCGTTATCTCAGGAAACTGAGGCGGCGGTGGATGAGGAATTGTCCGGTGATGCAGACGCATCGGACGATGAAACGCCTACCGAACAGTCAGAGGAAGATGAGGAATCGGAGGAGAGCGAAGAGCCGCAGACTTTCACCGTCAAAGTAGACGGTAAGGAAGTTTCTGTAACGCTTGACGAACTCCAGCAAGGTTACTCACGCACTCAAGACTACACGCGGAAGACCCAGCAGATTGCCGAGGTGCGTAAGCAAGTCGAGCAAGAGAGCCAGGCTATCCGCGCCGAGCGTGCGCAATACGCGCAGTTGTTAGGACAGTTGGAGCAGCAAGTTCAGCAGGCGGCAGAGCCTCAGATCGATTGGGACCGCCTCTACCAAGAGGATCCCATCGAGTGGGTGAGGCAGAAAGAGTTAGTGCGAGAGAACCAGACCAAGTACGCGGCTATTCAGAGCGAACAGCAGCGACTTGCAGAAATCTCCCGCCAGGAACAGGCGCAGTCTATGCAGGCGTTTCTTGCCACAGAGCAGGAAAGATTGATGGAAGTTCTACCAGAGTGGAAAGACCCCGTTAAAGCCAAGGCAGAGAAGGCGCTACTCATCGAATTTGGGCAGAAAGCCGGATTCCAGCCTGATGAACTGAAGAACATTTTTGACCACCGCGTCGTGAACGTGTTGCGTAAAGCGGCACTGTACGAGCAGATGATGTCCAAGCGGGGCAACATCAAGCCGGTGACCAACAATGGCCCAAGACCAGCCAAGCCAGGTGCAGCGGGTCGAGTCTCTACGACAAGCGAGTCAACGCGTGCAAAACAACGTCTTGCAAAAACTGGCCGCGTCCAAGACGCGGTCTCCGCAATTGAACTTTTATTAAAGTGAGTACACCATGAGTATCGTTACCAATACTTTCACCACCTTTGACGCCAAAGGTATTCGTGAAGACCTGTCCAACATCATCACCAATATCGCTCCCGAAGAAACTCCTTACATGAGCAACATCGGACGCGAGTCAATCAGCAATTCGCTGTTTGAGTATCAGACCGACACGCTGGCAGCAGCCGCGGCTAACAAGCAGATCGAGGGTGACGATGTCGCCTCTTTTGACGCTGTTACCGCAACTGTTCGCCTGCAAAACTATGCTCAGATTTCGCGCAAGACCATCATCTTGTCCGCTACTGAAGAGGTGGTTAACAAGGCTGGCCGTCGCAGCGAACTGGCTTACCAGATCGCTAAGCGCAGCGCAGAACTGAAACGTGACCAAGAGTTCACCATGCTGAACAACGCTGTGGCTGCTGCTGGTAGCACCAGCACCGCACGCGGTACAGCATCTCTGGGCGCGTTTATCAAGACCAACGTGGATATGCAGACCAACGGTGCAAACCCGTCCTATACCACGCTGCCATCCAGCGCCCGTACCGACGGAAATGTCCGCACTTTCACTGAGACCATTCTCAAGAATGTGATTCAGCAAGTGTGGACTGCTGGCGGCGTTCCAAAAATCCTGATGACTGGCCCTATCAACAAGCAACGCGTCAGCGGTTTCTCTGGTATCGCCTCCAGCCGTTACAACATCAATGGCGGTGATCGTCCTGCAACCTTGATCGGTGCTGTTGACATTTATGTCAGCGATTTCGGCCAAGTTAGTGTGATCGCGAACCGTTTCCAGCGTGAGCGTGACGCTTGGGTGCTCGATCCTGAGTACGCAAAGATGACTGTGCTGCGTCCTTACCAGCAAATTGAACTCGCTAAGACCGGCGACGCTGAGAAGCGTATGTTGCTGGTGGAGTGGGGTCATAAGGTGCTGGCTGAGAACGCCCACGGCCTGGCTGCTGACCTGATTACGTCGTAATCAAGTGAAAGGGATCAGGGCAACCTGGTCCCTTTTTTAACGCATGAACAATCAAGTATTTGACGAAAACAAGGAAGCGGGTATCACCCGCTTTTGGCATTTCGATGATGAAACTGGTCAGGCAACAATTCAGACTCAGCAGGATGTCACAGCAGTCGTTGAAGCAAACAAGGCAGATTTCAATAAGGTAGATGAGCGTGCAAATTGGAGTGGCGAGTGGCATCAAGTTGCCAGCATTCCAGAAGCCATCTACTACAAACTCAAGGCCGAGGGTAAGCTGGAAGATCAGGCGTACATGAAACGCTGGCTCAATGACCCAGACAACAGATTTTTTAGAACGAGACCTGGACAAGTATGAATAACTACATTGCAGTCTGCACCCCAGCCCGTGACATGGTTCACGCCAATTTCACCTATTGCTTGGTGAATATGGTCTGCTACCACACGCTGAACACGACAGATGCAGTGTCTCTCAAGATCATGCAGGGTACGCTGATACAGAATCAGCGAGCTGACCTGGCGCTAGATGCGATGGCCGAGGGTTGTACCCATATCCTGTTCATTGACTCCGACATGACATTCCCGCAGGACATGGTTGAGCGCTTAATCAAGCACGACCTGGACATCGTGGCGACCAATTGCGCACGCCGGCGCATTCCTACCGGCCCGACTGCGCAGAAGTACGGTCCGGACGGTGAGCGCGAACTGGTCTACACCATGCCAGAGTCAACTGGCATCGAGGAAGTTGGCAGCATCGGCATGGGCGTGATGCTAATCAAGCGTAACGTCTTTGAGAAGTTGACAGAACCCTGGTTCGAGACTCCCTGGCGCACCGACAAGCGCGGCTACATCGGGGAGGACATCTTCTTCTGCCGGAAGGCGCAGGCGGCAGGGTATAAAATCTACATAGACCACGACGTGAGCAAAGAGATCGGCCACATCGGGACGTTTGAATTCAAGCACGACCACACCTGGATGATGCGCGACATCGAGAAGGAAAAGGCAGAGCATGGCACTTAGTACCTACGCTGAACTGAAAGCCTCGGTGGCAGATTGGCTCAACCGTAGCGATCTCACGTCTGCCATCACTGACTTTGTCTCTCTTGCTGAAGCGCAGATGGAGCGCACTCTGCGCACCACCCAGATGATTACCCGCGCAACGGCAACCATAGACGCCGAGTACAACGCAACGCCAGGCGACTTTTTGGAGGCGCGGACGTTCAAGATGGACACAAACCCCGTCAGTCCATTGCAGTTTGAGACCATTGACAGTCTGGATGACTTGCTGACTCAGTACACATCCAGCGGGAAACCTAAATTCTTTGGCGTAGTCGGATCGCAACTCCGCGTTGTGCCTATTCCTGATTCCAGCTACACGGGAGAGTTGATCTACTACAGCAAACTCGCCAAGTTATCCACATCCAACACTACCAACTGGCTGCTGACAAAAGCGCCTGACGTGTACCTGTACGGATCACTGCTCCAGGCCGCGCCCTATCTACAGGATGACGCGAGAATCCAAGTGTGGGCTGGCCTGTACCAAAGGGGTATTGACGAGCTACAAATTGCAGACGAGCGCGGAGCGACTAGCGGCGGCGTTCTGAAGTCACGCGCCAAGTCTTTCGGTTAAAATTTTCCCAGTTTTGGAGAACAAAATGCAATCAGAGCGTATCAATGGTCAAGATGCTGCAAGCGTAGCAATCTCGCGTCAATCTTCTATGGATGAAGGCGTTGGAATCACCGGCTCTTACGAGCTGACTTGCTTCGACAAGAACGGCAATTTGAAGTGGTCAGAGCCAATCAAAAACTTGGTGGTGACTGTCGGTAAGAATGACCTGTTGGACAAGTATTTTGCCGGTTCTGCTTACACCGCAGCCTGGTATATCGGTCTGGTTGATGGAGCCTCCACTCCTACTTACGCTGCTGGCGACACCATGTCCTCGCACGCTGGCTGGAGCGAGACAGTGCCTTACTCCAATTCGACCCGTCCGGCAGTAGCATGGAACGCGGCATCTTCCGGATCTAAGGCATCCACAGCAACATCTTTCACGATTAACGCCACAGCCACAGTGGCCGGTGCATTCCTGACCACCAGCAGCACTAAATCAGGCACTGCTGGCACTTTGTACTCTGCTGGTAGCTTCACTGGCGGCAACCGTTCTATCGCGTCTGGCGACACGCTGAACGTCACATACACCGCGTCGGTCTAAGGGGAAGCTATGGCGTTCAAGACAGGCGACAGCGTGACTATCAAAGGTACATCAATGGTCGGCACGATTGTGGTCGGCGCAATCGTGGATGATGAGTCCACTTTGCTTTTTAAAGTCCAATACATCGATCAATCCAACCAGGTACAAGAGCGTTTCTTCAAAGAAAACGAACTTGTAACAAACTGATTTTTAGGAGTCTTTAATGGCTCTTGCTGTTGCTGACCGAGTTAAAGAAACTACCACTACAACCGGTACAGGAACTACCACGCTATTAGGGGCAGTAAGTGGATACCAATCTTTTTCTGTTATTGGTAACTCAAACTCTACTTATTACGCCATTGCTGGACAGGGAACTTCAGAATGGGAAGTTGGAATAGGTACTTACACATCATCTGGAACAACATTGTCCAGGACAACTGTACTTTCATCTAGCAATTCTGGGTCAAAAGTAAATTTTTCTGCTGGGATTAAAGACGTATTTTGTACATACCCTGCGTCTATTGCCATAATTGGGAACAGTAGCCCTAGTTTAGATGGTGGGATTCCTAGTTCCACCTATGGCGGCGTGCAAACAATCAATGGAGGAACACCATAATGGCTGTTCAAATTCAGTTACGAAATGGGACTGCGGCTCAATGGACTAGCGCAAACCCAACGCTTGCGCTTGGAGAGGTCGGCGTAGAAAATGATACGTCCAAGATAAAAATTGGAGATGGAACTACTGCATGGACAACTTTAGGATATGCAAATGTAGGAAGTTCTGGAATTACAACTGGTAAATCCATTGCAATGGCAATGATTTTTGGCTATTAAGGAAGAAATATGGCAAATCCCAATATCGTCAATGTAGCTTCCATTTACGGGGTCACATCGTACTTGATTCCATCAACCACATCTGCCACTACTTGGACCGCCTTGACTCCATCCGCTGGGACAGTCAATAAAATCGACAACATTGTGGCGGCCAATGTCACTGGTTCAATTGCAAATGTTACGGTAGCTATCAATAGCGCCGCTGCTGGTGGTGGAACAACGTACAGATTGATTTATCAAGTGCCAATTCCTGTAAATTCTTCAATTGTGATTGTAGATAAGAGTACGGCATTTTATGTTGGTGAGGCACAGTCTATTGTTGTGACTGTTGGAACTGCATCAGCTATAGAGTTGACCGCAGCTTATGAGGCCATTACCTAATGTCTACTAGGTACAAAGGTTCGCTGATGTCATCTACAGCAGCGACTGCAAATAGCACTACTGCACAAGGTATTTGGCGCACTAATGAAGTAATGCAGGCAATACAGGCAACCACATGGCCTACTAACAATGTCACTCCAACTGTTGAATATTTGGTGGTTGCTGGAGGTGGCGGTGGAGCTGGTTCACTAGGTGCTAACGGTAGAACCGCTGCTGGTGGTGCTGGTGGATTTAGAACTGCAACTGGTTTTTCTGTTACTTTTGGAAGTTCTTATACAGTAACCGTGGGAGCTGGTGGAGCAGGAGGATTGCTTTATACAGATTTTCCCGGAAAAGGCAGCAACTCTGTTTTTTCGACCATTAGCTCTACTGGAGGCGGCTATGGATCGAATGATGGAAATAATGCTGGCATAGGTGGCTCTGGCGGTGGAACATCTTATAGTGGAAGAACAATTGGCACAGGAAATCAAGGTGGATATTCGCCTGTAGAAGGTTACGCTGGAGGCCAAGGAACAAATAATTCTGGTGGCGGCGGCGGCGGTGCAGGAGGCGTTGGAAATGATGGAGTTGGGGTAGGCAATGCCAATGGTGGCGTTGGCGTATCTTCCTCAATTACGGGAACTGCTACTTTCTACGCTGGTGGCGGAGGCGGCGGCGTATGGACAGGTAGTGGCCCTGCTGGAGTTGGCGGGTCAGGTGGTGGCGGAAATGGCGGTCTTTCTGGTGCTGGTGGTACAGCAGGGACTGCAAACACTGGAGGCGGCGGCGGTTCTAGTGCCACCAGCTCATCTGCTGGCGGCGGTGCTGGTGGCTCTGGCGTAGTCATTATCCGATACCCATCGTCATTTTCTGACCTGACAACAATCGGCGGCGGTTTAACATATACAAAAACCACTTCTGGTGGCTATACGATTTATAAATTTACTGCTGGCACAGGAACTATTACGATTTAATGCTATGGCACATTACGCATTCTTAAATTCAAATAATGTAGTTACCGAAGTAATTGTCGGTAAAGATGAAACTGACACATCCCAAGATTGGGAACAATTTTATGGAGAAATCCGTAATCAAGTGTGTAAGAGAACCAGTTACCACGGCAACATCCGGAAAAATTACGCCAGCATTGGATATACATACGATGCCCAACTGGATGCATTTATTCCTCCTCAACCATATGCAAGTTGGACGTTAAACCAAGAAATTTGCCGGTGGACACCGCCAGTTCCATGTCCTAACGATGCGCATCGTTATGTGTGGAGTGAGGAAAAAATGTCATGGGAACTCATTGAGTAATAACTATGTTTGGTCTTGCACCATTTGGTACACCATTCAGCGGACCAGCAAATTCATACTCTGACTATGCAATAGCTGGCGGCTACGGGGGTAATATCTATGGATATGGACCGTATGGAATCAGCAGTTACGAGTCTCTCATCGGTGGATTTGGATACGACAAGTCTTTATCTGAGTCAGGATCAGTGGCAGATTCTGAGTCAGCGATTACAACGCTCGGCCTGACCATATCTGAGACCCTGTCAGCGTCTGACGTTCTCACGAACATTGCCACGATGGTGGCAAGCATTACAGAGTCTGGGTCTGCATCTGATGCGATAGACACCAGGCTGGTGGCAGTCGCCTTTGCCAGCGAGTCTGTAACAGCATCTGATTCACTCAGCGGAGCGCTTGTTTTTGTAGCCATTGCATCAGAAAATGTAAGTGCAGCAAACGCACAAGTCTGCATCTTGACGATACCAGTTCAAGTATCAGAGACACTCAGCGTATCGGATGCGATAACCAATGTCCTGCAAGCAGTTGCGGCTGTATCAGAAACGCTCACAGCATCAGATTCCAGCATTGGTGTGCTGGATATGTCTGTTGCTGTAGCAGAGGCTTTGACAGCATCAGAGTCAACATTCCCGACGTTTACATATTTTGTATCTAGATTGGAGTCTGTAACAGCATCTGATTTGTCAACCATGACGGCAACATTCCTGGTGGATGTTGCCGACTCTTTGGCCGCCATAGATGCCTACGAAAATATCGGAATCTTTGTAGCAAGCATCTCCGAGTCAAGATCGGCGCTGGATGATTACCTATCAGGCTTGGAGTTCTTGGCGTCAATTGCTGAAGCCACAAATGCACTGGACCTCATCACGCAGCGGTTGAAGTGGGAGCCGGAACCCGCAAATTCAGACACCTGGACAGACTCTGGAACATCTACCACAACATGGACTACGCAGTCCCCGAATTCACGTAGTTGGACTATAATTTCTGACAACACCGACCCCTGGACACCAGTAGGTGCAACGTCCAAGGATTGGACAACCCAATGAGGTAAATCATGGCTGATACCACCACCACAAACTTACTGCTTACCAAGCCAGAGGTAGGCGCAAGCACCGACACTTGGGGTACAAAGATCAACACCGATCTGGACTCGGTGGATGCAATATTTGCTGCAGCTGGAACCGGAACCAGCGTCGGCCTAAATGTTGGTGCGGGTAAGACAATTACGCTTGCTGGAACAACTAAGTTCGCAGGGTCAACGTCAGGCACTACCACGGTGCAGGCTACAGCAGTTGCTGGAACTACAGTTCTTACGCTGCCAGCAGCTACAGATACTTTGGTTGGTAAGGCGACCACCGATACGCTTACAAACAAAAGCATAGCTGCTACACAGTTAACAGGAACTATTGCTTCCGCTAGACTTCCTGCTGGGACAGTGTTGCAAGTTGTAAGTGCCACTGACTCAACAGGAAGAAGCACAACATCGACAAGTTTTGTAACTGCATCAAATACTTTATCTATATCAATTACACCCACAACTACATCCAGCAAAATATTTGTTGTAGCAAATTCAAGCGTTGAACACAGTGCAACAAATACTTACATGGTGTTTACTATATTCAGAGGTGCAACAAATTTAGGAAATGGTCAAGGCGGTAATATTTTAAGAGTAAGTAGTACACAAAATATTTACCCTATGGCATTATCTTTTTTAGATTCTCCAAGTTCAACATCTGCATTAACTTACCAGGTATATTTTAAGGTGGATAGTGGGACAGCAACACTGAACAGTGGAAATTGCGTTGGAACATTAACAGCTTTTGAGATTGCGGGGTAATTATGAAACTACATAACGCTATATTTGAATTAAACTCAAGTGTTGTAAGCATAGGCGGCGAAACAGCTTATGATTTCAATGGCAATGAAGTCACATACGACAAGATAGCGGTGCAATCCTACATTGATGCCAACGCATACAAAGGCAAACGCGCTGCGGACTACCCATCCATACCTGACCAGCTTGACTTGCTGTACCACGGCGGCATGGACGCATGGAAAGCAGCCATTCAAGCCGTCAAAGACAAGTACCCAAAAGGCTAAATCATGGAATTCCAGCCAATGTTCAACTTCATCGGAGGCGCTATTCTCGTCGCGGTTGGCTGGTGGTGTAAAGAGATATGGGACTCTGTCAAGTCTCTGAAAGAAGACATTAAGCAGATTGAGATTGATCTGCCAAAGAACTACGTCAGCAAGGCAGACATAGAGAGCCGCCTGGACAAGATCGACGCGACTCTGGAGCGCATCTTTGACAAGTTAGAACACAAGGCAGACAAGTGATTTCTCTGCTTGCATCAGCGGAAAGCCCGTGGCCTAACACTGAGACAAAGACGGTTTTGGTTTGTCGTATCCCTAAGAAAGATGAGGACAAGATGCTTAGAGCAAATGAGTTTATGGATAAAGATGGACGCATCTGCCGGTGGGCGGTTGTGAACAAGAAGTGATTGATCCATTCACGGCATTCGCCATTGCCCAGGGTGCGGTGGCTGGCATAAAAAAGCAGTAGCCCTTGGTAAAGATATACATGGCCTATACAAAGAATTCAGCAGTTTCTATCAAGCGGCAGACACGGTTCATCTAGCAAGCAGTAAGGCCAGGATTGCGTCAATAGGAAAGACAGATGCGCAGATCAGTTCTCAGGCACTCCAGATAGCGCTGGCATCCAAGGCGCTGAGAGAGCATGAGAAGGAACTGAAGGACATTCTCTTCTACTCGGGGAATGCGCCGGTCTGGGAAGAGATGATGGCAGAGCGCACCAGGATGATTAAGGAGCGCAACACGCTAGAAAGAGAAGAGTCAGAGAGAAAGCATAAGGACAAAGAGATGAAGGTTGCGATCATTATGAATACACTCTGGATTACAGGCGCATCCGCTATCGTTGTTCCACTAGTTGGCGCGTTATTTCATATCATCACTAACAGAGGTCTCTAATGATTCCAATTCTTGGCGCACTACTCAGCACTCTTGCGGAAAGCGGCCTGGGGCTGCTTTCTTCTGCTATTCAGGCCAAAGGCAAGGAGGTGGTCGAGAACACTCTGGGCGTCAAGATACCCGATAACCCTACGCCGGCCGACGTTGAGAAGCTGCGCGAGTTGCAGTTTCACCATGAAGAGCGACTGATTGAACTTGGCATTGAGAAGGCCAAGCTGGAGATGGCTGAACTGGAACTGCTGGCTAAAGCTGCACAGAGTGATGCTGACAACATCACAGACCGCTGGCAAGCGGACATGTCTTCGGACTCTTGGCTGTCCAAGAACATCAGGCCAATGTCTCTGATTGCTATCTTTTGCGGATATTTCCTGTTTGCCATGATGTCTGCCTATGGCCTAAACGCCAACGAGTCATATGTGACCCTCCTGGGTAACTGGGGAATGCTAATCATGGGTGCGTATTTTGGAGGCCGAACGGTAGAGAAGCTGGCTGAAATGAGGAGCGCAAAATGAGTCTTAGTCAAGAACAAGCAGCATTCCTGCTGGATATGTGCAAGCTGATTCAGCACGCCACAGAGCAGGGGTTTATGGTCACCGGCGGCGAGTTGGCGCGTACACCGGAGCAGCAGGCCATCTACGTCAAGACCGGTCGGTCTAAGACGATGAACAGCATCCATCTCAAGCGGTGCGCGATGGACTTGAACTTCTTCAAGGATGGAAAAATCATCTGGGACAAGGCTATCCTAGCTCCGGTTGGCGCGTACTGGGAGATGTTACATCCGAAAAACCGTTGGGGTGGGAACTTCAAATCGTTGCTAGACTGTCCGCACTTTGAACGGAACGTATGAGTGACTACAGCGGCCAGATCACAACGCCAGCGCAGCCGAATATCGGCAATCCTGGCGAGGTGTATGACCGCCTTTACTTTAGCCAGACACTAAGTACTATTGGAAACTACGCCAGCCGCATCACAAACGCCCTAGCAGCGTTATTCGGACCGCGTGGAGGCAAGTACCTCAACGCACCTTATGGAGCGTTCCAGGACTCCACAGACCAGGTCGCGGCTAACACCACAACGGCTTACGCCGTCACCTTTGACACCACCGACTTCAGCAACGGCGTCACGCTCTCAAACTCCTCCAGGCTAAACGTATCGCAGTCGGGTATATACAACGTCCAGTTTTCCATCCAGTTTACGAACACGACAAATTCATCCCAGGACGTTGACGTTTGGTTCAGAAAGAATGGAACCAATATTGATAAGTCGAACTCAAGGTTTGGGTTTGCACCCAGAAAAGGCGCTGGCGACCCGTTTCACACAATTGCAGCAATAAACTATTTTGTAAGCCTTAACGCAAACGACTATGTGCAGATCATGTGGCGGCCTACTGATGTCGGAGTGTCGATTGAGCAGTATCCGGCAGGCACTTCTCCGACCAGGCCAGCAGTACCGTCGGCCATCGTTACACTGTCGTTTGTCTCCAACCTATCGGTGTAATCATGGCACTCATTCCCCTCAAGATTCCCCCAGGCGTCTACCGCAACGGGACTGAATATCAGTCAATGGGTCGCTGGTACGACTCCAACCTGGTTCGCTGGTTTGAAAACACTCTGCGACCCATTGGCGGGTGGCGAAAGAAGTCCACGTCTGCCATGACGGGCAAGTGCCGAGGTCTTATCGCTTGGCGTGATAACAGCGCAAACCGCTGGGCGGCTGCAGGGACTCAGTCCAAGCTGTACGCGATGAATGCTTTGGGAACACTCAAGGACATCACACCATCAGGATTTACCACTGGTTCTGCTGATGCTACAGGAACAACAGGTTACGGGTATTCAATCTACGGTGATTCAACCTATGGGACTGCACGTTCTGACACTGGATTAGTACCGGTCACAACCTGGAGCCTGGACACCTGGGGAGAGTACCTTACGGCCTGCAGCAGCACAGATGGTAAGCTGTACGAGTGGCAGCTAGGTTTCACGACTCCCACCATTGCGGCCGTAATCACCAACGCACCTACAAGTTGCGCGGCGGTGCTGGTCACCAGCGAGCGCATCATGTTCGCACTTGGCGCATCGGGTAATCCGCGCCTGGTGAAGTGGTCGGACCAGGAGAACAATACAACCTGGACGGCTGCAGCTAACAATCAGGCTGGTGACTTTGAACTGGCGACACCAGGATCTCTGAAGTGCGGCAAGCGCGTGCGAGGTGTAAACATCCTATTCACTGACACCGACGCGCACGTCGCCAACTACATCGGCCTGCCATACGTCTACAGTTTTGAGAAGGTTGGCAGCGGATGCGGCGTCATATCAGCGCAGGCTGTAGCGGCCATAGACACCTCCGCGATGTGGATGAGCCAGTCGGGATTCTGGTCCTATGACGGGTTTGTTAAACCCATGCAGTGCGATGTTGGGGACTACGTCTTCAACAATATCAACTACGCCCAGGCGTCCAAGGTCTACGCTGTCCATAATTCTGCCTATGGCGAGGTGACCTGGTTCTACCCGTCGCTATCCTCTACTGAGAATGACTCATATGTCACCTACAACTATCGTGAAGGCACTTGGTATTTCGGATTGATGGCGCGCACCGCGGGAACAGACCGCGGTGTATTTGTCAATCCTATGATGGTCGGAACTGACGGGTACATCTACGATCACGAAGTCGGCTACACCTACGACTCGGTTTCTCCCTATGCGCAGTCCGGCCCGATTGAACTAGGTAACGGCGACAACGTGATGGCCGTTAGGTCAGTGATTCCTGACGAGCAGACGCTGGGCGAGGTACTGATTTCATTTACGGCCAGGATGTATCCGACATCGGACGAAGTGAGTTACGGACCGTTCAGCGCAAAGGCGCCAACCGATACCAGGTTCTCAGGCCGGTCAGTCAAGATGAAGGTCACAGGAAGCGTCCTGGAAGATTGGCGGGTCGGCGTGATGCGGCTGGAGGCTACTTCGGCAGGAAAACGGTAATGGAGGATTTCTGGCGGTTGGCACAACACATCGAAGCCGCCTTAGAATACTCAGCAGGAACCCACACTCTTCAAGATGTTGCGCAGGGTGTAGAGGAGAACAGATTCCAGCTATGGCCTGGGGTAAATAGCGCAGTCATCACAGAGATCATTGTCTATCCGCAACTCAAGAATCTGCACTATTTTCTTGCTGGCGGCGACCTAGATGAACTCAAGCGGATGCGACCACACATCGAGGCTTGGGGTAAGCAGATTGGTTGCACGCGAGTTACCTTGGCTGGCCGTAAGGGTTGGGCAAGGACATTTTTAGCAGACGAGGGATATGCCCCGAAGTGGCATATCCTGAGCAAGGAGTTGTAGATGGCGACAAGAAACCGTTACGCGGAGATCATGGCGAATTACGCGCAGTCGCAGCCGTATTCGTTTTTTGGTTATCCACAAAGCTACACCGGAGGCTATGACGCTACAGCGTACACGCCAGCCGCTGCACCAGCGAACCGATACGCCGATATCATGGCGCAAGGTACTACAAGTGGTGGAGGTGGTGGAAGCGGTACTCCAAAGGGTCCAAGCGCATGGTCGCAGATGACACCAGCAGAGCGTGCTGCTTACTATGCTGCAAACCCGACTGAAGGAAAGATTGCATTAGGTATACAGGACCTATTTGGTAATGCTACCATTTTAGGAAATGCAGCTAGGTATTTTGGAAAAGATGGATGGTATGACTCAAGGCTAGAAAAGATGGGCGTCAATCCAACCATTAGTTTGGAAAATCAAAATACGCTTGCTGGTAATGCATGGCAACGAGCATTAGATTCTCAATCTCAATCAGCAGCTATGCAAGCTGCTATAGCAGCAGCAGATGCACAGGGCGGTTTTACAGCTAACCCAATGAGTTCTGATCCTGCTCAACAAGCAGCAGCTATTCGTCAAGCAGAAGCGGATTCAGCAGCAGCACGCGCTAGTGAAGCTGCAGCGCCTCAAGGCGCTGGTGCTGCGCCTAGTGAAGGTGGACCACCTCCTAGTGGTGAGCGTGGCGGTAGCCAAAGCGGTGTAGGAAGTAGCGACGGTGGTAATTCTTTAGGCGATAGAGGCGCCCAAGGAGAGGGATATCATGGTATTGCAACTGGAGGACTTGTATCTACAGATAATTTGCAAGGACCAAATCCTACTGGACCTGATGATGGCTATTCAAAATTAAAACTTGGCGAATACGTCATCAACGACAAGGCGGTAAAAAAATATGGTATTGAGTTGATGAACGCTATCAACTCAGGCAAGATTTCAAAGGGCAAGTTGCGCGGCTTGCTCGAAATGTAAGGAGAAACGATATGTCTAAAGGCGGCGGCAGCACAACTAGCACCACAGCAATTGACCCTGATCTGAAGGCGGCTTATCTCCGCAATATAGGCCAGGCTCAGAGCGTTGCTGGTGCATTACCAGCACGACAATTCGCAGGGTTTAATCCTTTGTATACGGCCGGAGAGCAGCAAGTCACGAATGAGGCATTGACCCCATTCACTGGCGAGTCCATCCAGCAGTTTATGAACCCGTACGAAAACGAGGTGGTTCAGCGTAGTCTGGCTGATGTTGGTGGAGCATTGCAAACTCAACAATTGCGAGATCGTCAGGCAGCAACCGCTGCGCGCGCATTTGGTGGATCACGCCAAGGAGTGCAGGAGTCACTCACAAACGCTGCAGCCATCAAGCAGGCGGCTGATACTGCTGCTCAGTTACGCGCACAGGGTTACGGCCAAGCTGCTCAGTTGGCTCAGTATGCCAAGGGTGCAAACATCTCTGGCGGCCAGGCAGTGATGGGTCTGGGCGGTGCGCGTCAGCAGTTGGAGCAGGCTCAGTTGGATGCCCTGCGCAACATCGGCCTGGAGAAGCTACAGATCGCCTCCGGTGGCATCAGCACTCAGTTACCGAACCTCGGCATGACCCAGACGCAACCCTACTACCAGAATCGTGCATCAGGCGCTCTGGGTGGTGCTGCTGCTGGTTACCAGTTGGGTGGTGGCTATGGCGCTGCACTTGGCGGTCTGCTTGGATACTTTGGATAAGGGGAACAGAATGGCAACACCATTTGATTTTAGCCGGTACTACCTTGGAGCATTAACTGGGCCTGGTACATACACTAGCCCGAGTTATATCAATCAGCAATATAGTCCTACCATTAACCAGATACTGGCACGCAGATATCGTCCAGAGATCACTGGAATGCCTGGTCAAGGTGTCTACATCGATCAGATGTCGAACCCGCAATACGTTTCAAGAGTAGGTCCTGAGATTTTCTATAAAAAACAGATTGATCCATTAGGCGTTAATCTAAAGGCTGATTATCCTGGTTTAGGTTTCATTCCTCCCGCTGGTCTGATTGATACAAGTGAGATGCAGCTGCTGCCAAGTCAAACAGAACAAGGTCAAATCGATGCTGCTGCTGCAAGAGTAAAAACAGCCAATGAACTAGGTTTCCAACCTGGGGGGTCAATGATGCCAACTGCGCAGAATGTTGACGTTGTTGACATGATGGCGCAAGACAACCCAGACTATCGTGCTGGTGCTGCATCAGAGGCTGCACCACAAGGAGCAGCACCAAAGCGCACACTCGGCCTGCTGGGTGATATGTTTGGTGCGCCATCAGCACTTGACGAGTACATGACGCCGGAGCAAAGAGCGCAGCTACAGAACCAGGGAGTTCTGTCAGCGGCCATGCAACTGCTTGCGGCATCAGGCCCAAGCCGCACTCCTATCGGACTCGGCCAGGCGCTTGGTCAGGCGTATGGTGCAGGCCAGCAGGGTTACCAGGCCGCGCAGCAGAATCTGATGCAGAGCATTTCGATGAAGCAGAAGATGGATGAGTACAAGCGTGCGCGTACTATTGACGCGCTTATTAGTGGAGCATTGACAGGAGAAGCTGCAGCGCCTGGTGCTGCTGCTGCACCACAGCAAGTAGCCCAAACATCGGTTACAGGATTGCAAGAACCACCTCAAGAGGTTCCTGCTGGTGTTGCTGCTCAACCTATGAGTGCAATAGATATTCAGCATGATAGATACATGAGAGCATCCACCATTGCAGCGCAAGTTGGAGATACTGCAAAAGCCAAAGCATATGCTGATTTAGCAAAGCAGATTCGGCCTATTGATGAGGTGATTGGCGAGCCATTCAGAGGAAATGATGGCCTTATGTATTCGCGTCTGAAGTCTGGCGGTACTATCC